ATCTCCAATAAGCATCACTTGAAGAACTACGATTTCTGTATTATCATATTGGAATAATCTAGGTTTTTCATCATTAAAAATATATGGCTTGTCTAACAACCCTCTTATGGCTATCTTGCTTTTAGGATGTGATTTTCTCAAAGTCCCGCTTACTGCATTAATGTTATAGTTAAATCTATTTACTGTTGTACTATCAAGCATCTATTCCACCACCTTTCACTTCTTTTGTTTTTATTGCAGGCTCACCACCATTTGCAAAATAATCACACTCCCAATCTTCTATATCGCAATGTTTATAGGAATGTGGTTTCAAGTATTCAATTTTTCCATATCCATTAACTCTGTAATAATAAGGACAACCATAGCAAGTATGTACTATCTTTTTACTCATTATTTCCTCTCAATTCTTCCAGTTTTGCTTCTGCTTCGGATTTTGTGAGGAATACTGTTTTCCTAAAATCGCATTCTCTCAAATATGCCCCAATAAAACGATTTGTTTCTTTAGCATAAATTCTATATTGGTTACTGTCGTTATAAAATGTTATACTAGAAACATATCCTTCATATACTTCATCTTTTATATTTTCATCATATTCAGCATCATCAAATACATTGAATGGTGAAGTGACAACCCAAACTGTATCTCCAACTTTACATGGCAATTTAATAAGCCTACCCTGTTCTTCTAACTGCTGATATTCTTTTAACTGTATAAGCCATTCAGCAAGTTGTTCGTGTTCTCTTGCACATTCAATACAACCATCAAGTTCCCCATCATCAGGATTTGCGTGACATAACATTGCTTCATTATATTTTTCTGTAGCCTTTTCTTTTGCGTGCTTAATTGCTTCATCCATATTCATTCTGCTTTATCTCCTTTATTCATTTATGATTGGCAAAAATTGAAAACACCATGTCTCATCATTAATTATTTCAATCGTTCCATCTTCATTGATTACCATAACTCCAATAAATTTCGGCTTGTGAACTTCTTTAGTTTCACAATTCCTTTCTTCTCCATAGTATATTTCTACTATTGCTAACGCTCTTAACACTCTCTCGTTATAAATCACTTTGTATTTACTTAAATCAATATTCATCTTCCTGCTCCTCACTTTCTGCTAGTTTTGCGTATTTCCAAGATAACATATCAGTTTTATCTTCTATTGACCAAGATGTTTTTCCACCATTCCAAGCATAAACTTTTCCTCCTTCAAACTTAGCAAAGTATCTTTTCAACCACGGATTTCCTTCATCTTCTCTAATCAATATAGGTGTATCAACCTTGACTTTCGACCAGTCAACTTCTGGCTCTTTGTATTCTGAGAATAGCCAATTTAGGGCTTCACCAGAACAAAAGTCAATATTATTATTAAATAAACATTCGCCACACAGCATATTAGTATTACAGATATGTGGTTGTCCTTGTATTAGTGCTAATCTATCAATGTCTATAACGCATAACTCCACTAATTTATCTTTGTAATATTCAATATTAAGCATTCCTCTCCTCCTTAATTCAACACTAATGTTACATCGTCTAATAGATGTACAAGATTATCTTTGAAATAGAATAATTCTCCAGCACAAGAAGAATTAATATTTACAGCATTATATGTCATATAAGACGCTGAGCTCTTGCTATCATTAATTACTTTCGTTTTTAGATAATAATTGCTTTCAAATTCAAATACATCTCCGACTACTAGTTCTTTGAATTTTCTTAAATTACTTCTGTTATCTTCAATCTTCATCTTTCCATCTCCTTTCAACCTATAGCGTGATATGCTATCCAAACGATAAATATAAAAATTGCAATTAAGCACTCTGCCAGAAAAATATATGCATATACATCACTGTCAAATATGTTAATTAAAATCCATATATTTCCAATCGCTAGTATGCCTATTAGCATTGCCTTAATTAATTTTATCCAATCCATCTAGTCCTCACTTTCTGCTAATTTTGCGTATTTCCAAGAATTTACGTCATGTTCGTTTACAGCACTCCAAGATGTTTTTCCCTCTTTCCAAACATACACCCTTCCATTTTCATATTTAGCAAAATACCTTTTAATCCATTCTGATTTTAAGATGTCTTTAACCAATATAGGTGTATCAACCTTGACTTTCGACCAATCAACTTTTGGTTCTTCGTATTCGGAGAATAGCCAATTATCTGTTCTATAAAAGCAACCGATTTCTTCGCTACGCAACTCGCACATATTACACGCAGCTTCCTGACACATACATGGCTTTCCATCTATAACTGCCAGTTCAGTAGGGTTAAGCACTCCAATATTCTCCAATTCTTCTTTATACTTTTCGATATTTAACATTCTCTCACTCCTTAACATTTCTTAACATTTTTGTCCTTTAGTTCCTGCTTCTTTTTGTTCTTGGTTCTGTCTAACCTTGCCATTAGAATCCCAGTTTCCGTAATCTCATTTGAATTGTTCAACCCGTTGCAGTTGAGATATAGTAGTTCCGACCGGGTTATGCACCTTAAATTGTCGATGTCGAAATTTCTCTTATTTCCATCAAGTAATATTATTGTGCAGCCTTCGGGAATTTTTCCCTTAGCTTCTTCATACACAACTCTCTGCTTTAATCTCCACTTGTTAGGCTCCGCAACCTTAACCTCTATGTATCCGTCTTTTGAAATTCTTTCACTTCCAACAGGTCTGTGGTTTGGTGGAACGTTGCCCTTTGCAAACATTGTGTGTTTTACTTTTTCATAAACTTCCTTTGGCATTTTCTTGCCCTTGTTGTGCGGTGCCTGCCCTTTTCTGAACTTGCCACTTAATCCTGAATTTAATTTATTGTTTGCCTTGTAGGATTTAATCGTTCTACTTGTTACGTTGGTATTGAATTTCTGATTAAACAGATCCGCAAGCTCCTGGTTATATCTTCCCTTGTAATTATCCAGAATGAATTGCTTCATTTCATCTGTGTATTTCATTCCATACATTGCTTACAGCTCTCCATTCATTTGTTTGTTATCCCAAGCAATGGAATTTCCACATCCTCACCGCTTCCGTATTCATCAAAGTGCTTTTTCGCCTGCAATGCCAAGTTTCCATTATCAATGATTGTCTTGGCAATCTTGTTGACCGATTCACTTCTCTTGATTTCCTTATCAAGTTCTTCCATTGACAGCTCATCATCATTTATTCTTTCAATTGCTTCAAACAAATAGTTGTTCAAATCTGATAGTGTATTCTTCATTGGTTATTTACTCCTTTGCCTTTAAATTAATTTATTTAATCACTGTTCTTAAGTCTCTTCTTTCGCTGTCCATATCTATTCCACATTCTTCTGCAATTATGCTTATCTGCTCTTCCCATGTGCTGTAATCCTCTGCAATGCATTCAGCCTTGTTGTCGAATCTCTCAAACATCTGCTTTATTCTTTTGTTACCAAAACCAAATTCATCATGCATTGTTACAGCCATTAGGATTTTTACATACAGTACTGTGTTGTACTTAACATTGTCACTGAATTTGTCTAAGTCTGCCTTTGATACCCTTAAAGGTAGGTCAATGGCATTTCTCATTTTCAGGTCTGTTTCCAAGGCATCCAATCCCTTTTCTCTTGCAAACCTCAGAGCATATGCCATACCCTCACGTCTTGCCTGTTCCTCTTTTGACATTCTTGCCATCCTTATTTCCTCCATTGCCATAAGCTTTTGCCTTAAAAGCCTTTAGTGCGTTATCTCTCGTTTTTCCATCTTTTATGAACTTTTCCTGTTCATATGTTAAAATGCAGCCAAATTCCTTACTTGTCTTTTTTCTCATTTAATTCCTCCAGCTTCGCCTTAAGCTCTGCTCTCTCTTCCTTGATTCTTGCCAATCTTACGTGATCATCTGCTGATAAGATTGAAACTGAAAATAAAATCTGCGATTCCATTCTGTCCAATTCCTCTAAGCGAATTTCTATGTCCTTAACTTTCATTTTGTTGTTTCCTCCTCTTGTCTCTGTTTTCAATAAGTCGTCTTTCCAATGCCTGATAGTCATATTGCCTTTGGTCATTAAATGTCTTCTTGTTTTGTTGCTCTTTCTTTATAGGATAAAAATTACTCCAATCACCTGCTATGGCATTCTTGACTGCCTGTATTTTCTCCTCGTCCGTGTCTGCCACCTGTTCAAGTCTCTCAATCAATGTCTGTATCTGATAGCCAACAATCTGTCTTCCCTTTTGTTCCCTAAGTTCCAGAAATTGCCTAAACACGTCATTAAGGTTTTCGTTGGAAAAATACTTTATATTTTCTTTACTTTCCTTTACTTTGCTTTCCTTTACTTTACTTGTTGAATTTCTGCATACATTTTTTTCATTTCTGCATACATTTTTCCCGATTATGTTTACATTTCCCTTAAAATTGGCAACACTAACTAAAAGGTATTCATCTATAACTTGAATTTC